GGATCGAGTATCAGAGGACTGGAGCCGGGGTACTACACAGCCAAGTTGGATGATGGCAAAGTCCAGATCAAAACCCTCAAGGGCTGGTGGACACTAATTAACCTAAGCAAAACACCACTCAAAGTTGGAGATGAATTCCCGGTCCATCTAGCAGGCTGGCAGAGTGACTGGAACGGGGACGAAGTTGGATATGATGATTTCGAAGTCGTTGGCCTTTACTCTTATAGAGGGCACGATTATTACATCGACATGGAAACCAACATGGTACTAGAGAGATTAGAACAATTGGAGGAGTTATTATGAGAATATGGGTAATGGTCACTAATAGGAATAAAAGAATACATGTTAAGGCCCGTTCAATGGTACGGGCTTTTCAGCTATATAGGGATGCAGGTGGGCTAGAGGAAGGAGAACGTGTCATCCGGAGCAGAACCTTAAGCCCCAATGAAGACCCCTATGAAATGAGAGTGGTCCACGATCATCAGATAACCACGATCGGCCAGCTGGCCCACCAAGCGCCGGAAGAAGCAATATTATACATCAAGGAACATTATTATGAGTAGTTATAAGAAAATACAGAACGAGACCCCGGAGATTCGATCGGCCTTTGAGTATTGGTACAACAACGGGAATGAACCCCGATCGATATCTGATGTGGCCAAGCAATTTGAAAAGTCTAGGAAAACCATCCACAACTATGCCAAATCATTCAAATGGGATGAACGGGCCGAGATCCGAAGGGCCGAAGCAGTAGGCGAAATGAAGAAGAAGGCGGAAACCGGAGAAATTAATGATTTAGGTGTCTACCGTCGTATGTTCCGTGATCTGATGAAGAAGGCGGAAGTGGATATTCGTGAGGGTAGACTTAAAATCCGGTCTATTAAGGATCTAACCATGGTGGCCGAGCTGGAGCTTAGAATACTGGAACAGGAACGTGAGCTGGAAGCACAGGGTAACTTACAAGAAGGCAAGTTGGAGTCACTAGTGGATGTATTTAGGAATATGCCTATGACTGCAGACCCTAAATCTGGTATGACGATCGAGCAGAAAACCACCATGACAGTACAAAGTACCAGAGAAACTATCGACGCCGAGGAAGTAGAGGGGGATAACTAATGGCCAACATGATACTTGAGGACATCCGGGAGCAGGATTCTATCAGTGGATATGTCAATGAGGAATTCAAGATGTCATATAAGGCCCTGCAGGCCATTCAGTGGTCTGATGCCTATTTGAACATCTATGAGGGGGCAGTGCGATCATCGAAAACAGTATCCGCCAACATAGCATGGTACAATTTCCTATCGACATCTCCACACATGGAGTTCCTAATGACGGGGAAGACTGAAGCGACATTCTACCGAAATATTGTTGCCGGAGACTATGGACTAATGGGCCTATATGGAGAAAGTAACGTACAATGGAAGAAATCGCAGGCAGGGGGTACCCAGCTCAAGATCCGAGTGAAGGAGGTACAGACCGGGCGTCTAGTGTGGAAAACCTGCTATGTTATCGGGGCAAATGATACAACCTCAGAAAGTAAAATCCGTGGTATGACTGTCGGGGGCTGGTATGCCGACGAGGTAACAGTATATCCAGATGGTGTAATCAAACAGGGGTTACTGCGTATGTCACTGCATGGGGCCCGTGCTTACTGGACCACCAACCCGGACAGCCCATACCACCCAGTCTATACCGACTACATCCAGAAAGCCGATGAGAAAGGATATAGGGTATTCCATTTTCAGTTGGAGGACAATTTGGCCTTATCCAAAGAATATATCGACACGATCAAAAACGCCTTTACTGGTATGTGGTATGATCGGATGGTATTGGGTAAATGGGTTATGGCTGACGGGCTTATCTATGCCAGCTTCAAGCATGAAGACATCCGGGCAGGCGGAAATATCATCTATGACAGAGCCTGCTTACCCAAGATGCAACATTATCTGATGGGTACCGACTATGGACAAGCCAACGCCACAGCATACTTAATGATCGGGTATGGGGTAGACGGAAATTACTATGTGCTGGATGAGTGGTATCACAGTGGACGGGAAGCCGAGGAAACAGGGGCCGAAACCATAGCGCCATCCGATTATGCCCGTAATTACTACGATTTTGCCACCCAGAAGGACAGACGGGGATACAGATTCTATCCAGTCATAACTAGATCCTACGTCGATCCGTCCGCCAAAGGATTCTTGAGGGAATGTCAGAAGTACATCAAGGAAGGCCTGCAGGATAGCGTATTGTATGGAGCATTCCGCCATGCCGATAATGATGTAGACACTGGACTGCAGACTGTATCCTCTCTAATAGCATCCAAAGAAGGGACCAAGCGCAGGCTGTTCATTGTCGCAGATAAATGTCCACAGACACTGGCCGAAATAGGTACTTACTCATGGGATACAAAATCATCAATCCGTACAGGTAAGGACAAACCACTCAAGGAAAATGACCATTGTATGGACGCCTTGAGGTACGCAATATATAACTTTGAAATCTACTTGAGGGCAGAACGCAAGAAGAAAGAACGAGGCAAGGAAAGAGAGATATCACGTAAACGCCGACTAGGAAGATAAGTATATCTTAGTAGAATCAGCAAACGAGAGGAGCAATATCCATGAATAAAAAGAAATCAACCAGAATAATTAAATCACGCACACAGCCAGAGAATAACAGACCCCAGATTATTACTGATGTACTGGCAAAAGCAGACAACCCACTAAGCAAAGATGATACAGTGAATAGCAATGGCAAAGCGTCATCCCTAGATCTGTTGCCCACACCATTCCCAATTGGCGGTCTGCAGTTAATGGTCCAGAATTCTACGATCCTAAAGCAATGCATCACAGCCTACAAGCGAAATATCGTGGGCTTTGGGGCCATCCCAGCATACCGGGTAAATGAATTGCAGGAGAAAAGACGCCAGCTGGAAGCCAGAGAGCTAGGTCTGGACGATCCGAGTGCATCACAGGAGGCACAGGGAGGCCTATCCCTTGCATCAGACACCACGCAGGGTATGCTAGGGGCTAGGGAGCAGGGAAGTACAGACGAAACCCCAGAGATGGTGGCGGAGTGGGGCCATATCGAAGAGTTTATCAAATACTTCAATTTCGATCAGTCATTTGAAGCTTTGATGTCCGATATTATCGAGGACAGAGAGGAAACCGGGAATGGGTACATGGAGATCATTCGGGATGGAGCTGGTCGTGTAGTAGGCGGACATCGATTGAACCCCAAGAATATCAAAACCACATCCCTAGGAAGTAAGCTGGTAGATGTGGAATTCAAAGAATCTGGCCAGACGATCCGACGCAAACGCAAATTCCGCAGGTACGCCCAGCAAACAGGGTCTAAAACTGTATGGTTTAAGGAGCTAGGGGATCCCAGAAAAATGAATTCCACCAATGGCGAATTTACCGAGGACGATTTACCTGCAAATCAAGAAGCCAACGAAATCTGGCACATTAAGATCGGTACTGGCGCATATGGTATGCCTAGATGGATAGGCCAGATAGTGCATATGTATGGAGCACGTAAGGCAGAGGAACTCAACCTTAAGTACTTTGAACAGGGCAGACACACACCAATGGCAATAGTCGTATCTAATGGACATCTAAGTCCCCAATCAGATGAAGAAATAGCTAAGTATTTGGAATCGATCGAAGGAGTGAAAAACTCTCATGGGTTTCTAGTGATCGAAGCAGAGGGAACAGAGTCATCCCTAGTGGACGGCGAAGAGAAGTCAGCCAGAGTTGAACTTAAGTCCCTAGCAGATATGATTCAGAAGGACGCCCTATTCCTCGACTATGACAACAAATCTAGAGAAAAAGTGCAGTCCTCATTTGCTCTACCAGATATCTACATCGGCCGATCCGTGGACTTCAACCGAGCCACAGCTGAAACATCCAAGGAGATTACCGAGGAGCAGGTATTTATCCCGGAGCGCAAAGAGCTGGAGTGGCAAATCAACCATCGACTATTGCAGGAATATGAGTTCCTCTATGCAGAACTCAACTTCAAGAAGCCAGAAACTGCCAGTGTGGACGAAACATCGAAAATTGTTGAGTTGCTGGTACAAGCTAAGTCTATCAGCGTTAATGAATTAAGAGAGATCCTAGGCAATATACTAGGGTTTGATCTAGATGCCCTAGGTCATGAGTACGACAAAGTTGGGAATATATCTCCTGATTACGAGAATACATCTTCCTTGAACCCAAATCCAGCCGAGGCCCTAACAGCCCTAGAATTATTAAAAAACAAGGGAGGGGCCAAGGGAACAGCCAGCAAAGACCTATTGTACTACAACGAGAATGCAGATAAAATCGTAAATGAAGTGGCTAAATATTTGAGGAATAAGGAGGCCTAAAATTCATGCATAATCATGATGAGGACGAACTCAAATTATTAAATGTCAAATTAATGAAAGCTTTAGATGACGATCTGGCGCAGGTGTTGGAGGAGGCAGGCTATAATACCCCAAAATATCTGGCTAGGAAAATTAATGAAGTAGGCAGGTGGCACCAAGGGTATTTTGATAGACTGGTTGAATCAATAGGGCAGTTTATCAGTGAGACACTGGAGAGGTTAGATTTAATAGAAGAACCCGAAAATTACCGCCCCCTAACTGTGGGGGAAGTGGCTCTAGTGAAGGCAGAGAAACACGACGGTTGGGCCAATTACGTGTGGAATGTGCTGGAGCAGAATGGA